TTCGCCGGTGTCGTTGCCCAGCATGGCCCTATAACCGCAGTAGAGCCGCCCTCAAAGGCAGGTTCAGGCGATGGCGAAGCACCGATCAGGGTCTGCGACGAATGCCACGAGATATGCCATGCCAGTGTAAAAATCTGTCCTGCTTGTGGGCATGAGTTCCCGCCCCCAAAAGAGAAGGACTATAAGCTACATTCTGACGATATTATGGGATTACAGTCCAAAGACTTGCAGGTGCAGTCTTGGGTTTGGCGTAAACATACAGCTAAGACATCGGGAAAGGATATGCTTGCCGTGACTTATTACGGGGGTTTAAGCGATAAAGCAATCAGGGAATACTTCGCCATTACCCATGAGGGTTACGCCCGACAGAAAGCGTTACAGAGCCTTGCAGAGATAGCGCAGTCATCTGGCGTTGTTGCCGGTGGTTTGAACGTCGCCACAATCGAAGAAATGGCTGACAACCTAAACGCCGCTACGCCACCGTGTATCATCGAGCATAAGCGAGATGGTAAGTTTGATAAGGTTTTGAGGAGGCACTGGAATGCATAACCCATTTGAAATAATTGAGCCAACAGTCGTTAGCTTTAGCGGTGGTAGAACCAGTGCTTATATGCTTTGGCGGGTGCTTCAGTCTAATGACGGTTTGCCTGATGATGCTATTGTATGTTTTGCAAATACCGGAAAAGAGCATGATGCAACATTGCAATTTGTAAAAGATTGCGAAATTAATTGGAATGTAAAGATTAATTGGATTGAGTTTGAAGACACAGAAGCTGGGTTTAAAGTTGTTAATTTTGACACGGCTTCACGAAACGGTGAACCGTTTGAAGCGCTAATTAAAAAATACAAAAAATTGCCAAACCCAGCGCAAAGGTGGTGTACGGGAGTCTTAAAAATTCGATCTATTCACAAATATGTGAAAAGCATTGGCTGGGAACACTCGGAGCAAAACAACAGTGATTTTGTTGGCATTAGATACGATGAATCTAGACGTGCGGCAAAAATGAATGTTCAAAAAACACCGTTAGTAACTGCAAAAGTTGTTAAACAAGATGTTTTTGATTTTTGGCAAAAACAATCTTTTGATTTGAAATTGCCTATTGTTAATGGGGAGACAGTAGGCGGAAATTGTGATTTGTGTTTTTTAAAATCACTACCTAAAGTAGCAGGGTTAATTCGGCAAGAACCAGAACGTGCGTTATGGTGGGCAAAAATGGAAAAGTCTGTTATTGGTGAAGGCCAAGGAAACTTATTTAGAAAAGACCGCCCTAGTTATCAGCGATTGATTGATAACAACATAAATCAGCAAAATTTGTTTGATGACGGCGACATCCCGTGTTTTTGTGGAGATTAGCATGGATAACAAGTTAAAAATGGTAAACGACCCTGAGTTATTGAAACGATTGGCGCTAGAGGATAAAGAGCTATTAGCCCATGTTTTAGAATTTTTTGAGAATGCCTACGGTGATATTTACAAGCAATTACTCATTGAAAAAATTAAGGATTCGTTGAAATGACACCAACCGAAGACCAAGAGCAAATGCTGTTTGTGCAATGGTTTCGCCGCAATCGCCCAGAGAGGATTTTTGCAATTCCCATGGGAGGCCACAGACATCCTGCCGTTGCTATGAAATTAAAGGCGACTGGTAGTGTGGCAGGAATCCCCGACCTTTTTGTGCCAGCGTTGCACCTTTGGATAGAGATGAAGCGCCAGAAAGGTGGCGTACTGTCAGCCGTTCAGAAGGACTGGATTGAGTACCTCTCTGGCATTGGCGATACGGTGATAGTTGGCAAGGGTTGGGAGGACGCTGTTGCTAAATTGCAAGAACTAGGGTTTGTCCCTATAAAATAGTGTTGCCAAGTGTTAACTTTAGGATTAAATTCTAGTTATGCACTTAAACACCAAGGAGATAGAAATGAACACATTAACACCAGCAGATTTTAAGTTAACTCAAGCAGATTTTGATGCTTATCCAGGTATGTCTATGGAAGCGATTCAAGATTTATATTATCAAGACGCTATTGCTGATGAAGCTATGGCAGAAGCAGAAGGTCGCTGGGAAGATTCTGGTTGTAATTAACAACAAACGGGGGCATCGCCCCCATAAGGAACCTTATGCACCCCTCTGGCCTCACATTAACCCGCTGGCACTGGCCTTTCAAAACACCAGCAGAACGTGCCATCGTAGCAAGCTGGATTAACCGAAACATCTTTGATGAATCAATACCTTTTTAGGAGACTTACATGAAACCAGAACCAAAATTCACCACAGACCGCCTCTACAAATATGATCGTGCAATGATCGAGGCGATCAAGCGTATACCGCCAAATTATCCACAGCCCATCTCGATGGTCAGCAATGTTGCAGGATTTCAAAACGAGGATAGAAGATGACTACTTTCTACAAACAAGAACGCCATCACCAGAACTGGACAGGCCGTGTCCCACGCCAAGCTCGTATCGGTGGGCAGTGGGCAGCTAACTTAGAGAAAAGCAAACGTATACCAAAAAAAGCATACTTCGGTGCTACCTTAGCCGTCCTAGCCTTTTGGCTTGCTAACTTCCTGTGAGACGGATATGAAGAAATCAGACCCACAACTTAAGCTCGATGTTCTTGAGTGCATTCGCATTGGCATGAACACCAAGAACAACATTGTCAACAACGTCCGATGCAAGTCCGGCACGTTAAACAAGATACTGACCACCTTAGTTGACGAGGGCAAAGTCAGGCTAGAAAAGCAAGGCACAGTAAATTGGTATTTTTTGCATACTCCGATAAACTACCATGACCCATTTAGGCTTGCCAAGCCAGTCAAAAGCACCAACACTTTTATCTTGCTACAGAGGCGCTCGCACAGCATGGACGAAAAGAGGTCAAGAGCATGAGCGCCAATGACAAGCAGATCAATGGTGACCATTACAGAGGCGCTATACAGACGTGGGACTATATCGTAGCCAACGACCTTGGATTTCTTGAGGGAAATATAGTTAAGTACGTTACACGGTTTCGCAAAAAGAACGGTGTGCAGGATTTAGAAAAAGCCCAGCATTACTTACAAAAACTTATAGAGGTAGAAAATGAGCGACTACGCAGAGCATCTAACACAAATGTCCAGAATCAGCAGACAATTGCGGGCATCATTGCTGAATCAGAAAATAGATATGGCGAACGAACTAGCGCTAATGTTAGTTACAGAAACGAGGCTGTTACTCAATTGCGTGAAGGAACTCAAACGGGATATGGACAGCCGCAAGAACTTGGAGACATAACGTGAAACCAAAACCGCACTTAGTATTAGAGATGTGCATTAGGAACGGGATTGACTACGGCTTTTTACGAGCGCACAAGCACTTTGTACACCCACCTGAGAACATCCTAAAAGAGGAGATAGAGAACGCTATCTCGCATGAGTTGTACGAGTGGTTTGATATGGGAGAGGACGAATGAGCATCATCGTAGGCGGGACAATCGCAATCGTGGCGCTAGTGTGGACTGTTGCACTGGTGAGTGTGATTTCATGAGTGGCGACCATAACCAACACCAAAAACCCATGTCCGAAGAACGTGTCGCAATTTCGGACAATCAGCGACATGAGTGGGTCGAAATTACACGAGGCGAGATTGAGGACGCTTTCGCAATGGCTGATAACCTGACTGACTTTGGCTTTTTGGTCGAAGCAAAGTGCAAAGCAAAAAACGGCTATACCTGACGCATCTTAACGTAGATACAATCGCCATCAAAGGCTATAACGGCTGGGTCTGCTTCTAGCATAGCCATGCCGTTGGCTAGTGTCGCCTCGCAGTCCGCTTTACTGTTTAGCGGTGGCGAATCTATAAACGCACAGGCTTGGGACACGCAAACATAAAGTATGACAATCCACATAACGTCACCTCACTGGGGACACACTGCGTTGTAAATATCAATAAACCTAGCGCCCGATTCTAGCGTCTCTGGCGTGTCTTTAACTGAGTAGGTAGGCAAGTCCCTAGCCAACTCCCTACAAATCGTCCGAGATGTCTCTAATGCGTTTGTAGCGCCGCAACCGCTCAATAGCGGTAAAGTTATTGCCATCAGCACGCCTGGCTCGATCAGCCGCATCTTCTATCTCCCGAGACTTCTTGATATTGGCACGTTCATGCTCAATCCGAGTATCTTGTGAACCGGTACGCCTGCCGTACATATATATGCCAAAAATGGCAGACAGCGCCCCCATCACCGCAATAATGTAGCCCTTAAACTTTAGCCAGATTGCCATTGTCCTGTCCTCATTTGCTCTGCCATCTCAGCCGCACGGTTCGGTGTTTGCTTTGCCCATAATGACTTAAGCATATTGTCCGCCGCACCATCGTAATCGCCCATCTCAACTAAGCTAAGGGTTTTCTTAAACTTGAGCAAACCATTAATGCCCATTTGGAATGCCATGTTTAGCAACACGGCTTGTCGAGGTGTACTCAACTTATCAAAAAAGGTAATGTTTCTGTGTAGCGCCGACAGGACAATCGACACATCGTTCTGCAATAGATACTCAGCTTCGCCCTCAGAGATGCCACCGTGCTTGGCTTTGTCGATTAATCGCCCATAGCCAATAGTCAGATAACCCAAACTGTCTTTATAAGCGTGTAAGACTAGACCCTCGTGGCGCTTAATCTGTTCTATCCCCTTCGTCAGCAAGTCTTGACTGCTTGATGACCCGTGCAATGGGAGAGGCGAGAATACAGGCGATTCCGACGACTTTGAAGAGTCCGTCTGGGACATTTTGGGTAACTTCATCCGGTAGAGCGTTGACAACAGTTGCGAGAGCATGAGGGAATCCTTCAGCTAAAGTTAATAAAGAGCCGCCAATAATAGACAGGCGCACCGACCACCACTTAGACCAGTCTCGGGCATTGTTGAC